CAATGGCTGGCAAGGACGACCACACCGACTTCCAGCGTCTTATCCGTCTCGATATGGCTCAGTTTGCGGAGTTCACCGACGCGACCCGTCCACGTAACGACCTGTCGCAGTTCCTAGAGAACGATCTAATGGTTGTGATGACGAAGTATTCTGACAATCTCGAACACCGCCTCGATATAACGAAACAGTTCGGCGCGAACGGGCATGGGTTCCACGACTACATTGCCACGCTGTCTGGTGGGGGTGACGCGATCACTCGCTTACTGTCCTCTCGTATGGTTCTCAAGCGTGACTTTAAGAACGTGCTAAAGGCTGGCAACAATGACGAAGGTATTGCGTCGCACGTATTTACCGAAGACGCCTTCCATCCCCCGTACCCGAACAAAGAAGCGGCGATGGATAAGACGCAAGAGTTGATCGACATGGCTAAATCAGGTCGTTCCAAGATGGCAATCAAACAGGCTATTCTCGACCTTGTGCAAACAAGCGGAGAGACAACGCTTGGTGCGGAGAAGATGCGAAGAAACTTTGGTCACAGGGCCGAAGGCATAGCCGCCGCTCTTACCGAGACGAAGGGTTTTGAAAACCCGATCCCCGATGACAGCCTACGTCACGCCGAGGGCATGATGAACGCCACGCTACGGAAACCTATCGACGGAGCCGATGGCCTTTACAATCTGAAATCGGCAAGCAAATACCTACGGTCGATAAACGCCGTGACATTGCTTTCGTTTACTACGCTCACCAGTTTGGGTGACTTCATGCTACCGCTTATTCGTAGCGGGGATTTTAAATCGTACGCTACCGCACTGCAAAAGTTCTATCTGGACCCAGTAAGCGGACCAGCATATCGAGAGCAGGTCCGCAACATTGGGGCGGCTACGGAGAACATAGTTCACGACAGAATGACCAAAGCATTTGGCGTGGACAATACGCAGTTCACAAGTGGGTTCTTCACCGCTACGATGCTGACCCCGTGGACTGATGCTATGAGGGACATTTCGGCAGCGGTCGCCTTCGAACACTTCAAGGCGCAGCAACGCATCGCCTTCGATGCGCCGAACACGCGCCAAGGGCGCATGGCGAAGCGGCAGCTTGAAGCGTACGGATTAAAGAAGTTGCATCAGAACCAGAACATGAACCTCGACATGATAATGGCGACAAGCGGGGACGCAGAGCCGCACCCTGACTACTACGAGATTTCTACGGCGATCCACAAGTTCGCTAACCAGACAATCTTTACGCCAAACGCGAACGATCAGCCGTTGTGGGCGCAAACGCCTACGGGTCAGATCATTATGCAGCTTAAATCATTCCCGCTTATGATGACGCGCATGGGACGTGCTGCCATACAGGCGTCACGTGCGAACCCCGACGGTGATCGTAACCTCGCGCCTCTGCTATATTATGCTGGCGTTGGCCCTACGTTCGGTGCTGGCGTGGTCGCCACAAAAGATATGGTTCAAGGCCGTGGTGGCGAAGACAATGAAACCTTCGGCGAGACACGTGATCGTAAGCTATCCGGCAAAGACCATCCAGTATTCGGCATTGCTAAAGGGTCGGTGGACGAAGGCAGCGTGATGGACATTGCGGCTGGGTGGTACATCGACGGGCTTATGACCTTCGGCGGCCTCGGCCTTATCGGTCAGTTGTTCTACGACGGCGCAGCGCAAGCGGACAATGGTGCGTACGGCAAATGGCGCACTGCCGAAATGCTGGCTGGCCCATCGCTCGGTCTATTCTCAGATGCCTTCGATGTTGGCGGCGGTCTAATGGAGTACGCAACAGACGCGCTCGGCGGTGAAAGCACGAACGCGAAAGAGCGTATGATGTGGAGAGAATTGATCGGTCGCGTACCTATCCTCGGTCAGATGCCGTTCTTACGCGAAGCTGGTGTTGATTACGCAGCAGGGGCTAGTGAAAACTAAAAGGGGGGTCTGGGAATTTCCTTTTCCCATGCCTCAGATATTTCCGAACCCAGTGCGGAGTAGCCGATTTTGTCCTCCCAGCTATCGTCATGGTCAATCGTGACGCATAGTCGGCAGGTCTTCAACCAATCCATCATCAGGCATACGTGCGCTGGTGTAATGCTGCCGTGGGTATGTTCAGCCATATTTATTATCTGTGTCCACCCGACGGCTATTCGTCTGTGCATGGAAAGTGCATCGCCGTAGTCCTTCGCACGATCATTGTTGATCTTATCCTTGGCTGCATCAATCGTCTCGTTACGTTTAGACATCGGTAAGTCCTCTCAGAAATTGTTGCTGTACTGCCAGCACTTCCAGTTCCGCATTGCGGCACTTGAGTTCTACGAGCCGTTCCTTTTCGAACTTTAGTTTCAGCTTCGCTTTGTGCAGGTCGTCAGTTACGTACAACGCCCTATCAAGGCTTTTGTCACCAGATTTAGTCAGTTCGGAGACACGATCAGCTATGCTCTCGATGTCAGCTTCCTTACGGATTATGCCGACCCGAACCTCGGATAACTCACGCAGAAATTCTACATTTAATTCGTTCACTTAACTACACCTTCGGAGTTGGTGCGAATTGTTCGTAGTGATCGCACACTACATTACCATCGCATCCATATTTACACGTCCAACCGCCGTCTTTATTGGCGTACGCATGCTTGCAGTAACGACAGGCGGGAGTTAGTTCCGGCACGGCCCAGCAGCTTTCCCGTTTGAAGCAGCCTTTACACCGCCAATCTTCGGGTTCCTTCGCTATTCTCTCCGCCTGTCCATCAAGCACGGCTTGTATTCGTACGTACATGAGTGACCATTCGTCTTGGTCGAACGGCACGATCTCAGCGTGATATTGAGAGTTGTTTTTATTGTACGCTACGAACAGGCTGCGCTCGATATTAAACATCGCCATCATCATTACCATCTGCCGATAGTAATGACGGTGCGATGACTTCACCCCATCACTGCGAAACTTGGTAAAGTTCGCCAAGTTCATAGACTTAATCTCAAGGATCGCCATACCTGACCCATCCTCAAAATCCACCAGCCCATCACTGTGACAAACGACATGACCGTTTAGCCACTCGGCCCTGTGTTGCTTTCCAGTGATGTCATCCTTTTCCCACACACGTAGATCAGCACGTTTTTTTAAGTCGTGCACAACCCAATCTTCAATGCGGTGTCCCGCGTGAAAGATACGTTTTAGTTGGGGGTCTGGTTCTACGTCTGGAAAGCCCCGCAGCGACAACGCCATCTTGGCGAGGCAGTCTGTGCCAGCCATAGACGCGCCTATATAGGCTCTCGGTTCGCCACGTGTTTCGGCGGCGAACCCATCGTCTATATCGCTAAGTAACTTCTGTGCGAGGGGGTGAACGGGAAACACTTAAAACGGAATTTCATCGTTCGGCACAGTATCGGCCTTACCTTGAGCGGCAGCTTGAACAACTTCCGAAGGCCCGAAGTACGAACCAACTTTGGTCTGCGTTTTCCCCATGTAGTTGTCTTCGTAGACTTCGATCCCAATCTCTTTGCCGGTGAAGAAATTGGCAGGTTGGATCGACGTAGCAGCCGTAGCCCCAAGTACGTGTTGGATGCGAAGCACTCGTCCGAGACCGCGATTGAGACGCTTACCCGCACGATCCTTGTCGTTGTCATCGTTGTAGTTGCCAACGTGTACGGTCAGCCAATCTTTACACTGAGCCGTGGGCGTCTCCATTGTGATAACCATCTGGCGATCAACGCCCTTGGTCTCAATATCAACGGCGGCAATCTTCACCACGTGGCGACCTGCGCCTATGATCGACTTTTTAACTTCGATGCCTTCGAGGCTAATCTCGGTCAGTCCCTTCCATTCACTCATTTGGATACTCCCTCTTTCTGAGTTGTTTTAAATTCGTCTTCTGTCATGTAGATACGAGCCAGCAGGTCCGTCACCTTGTCGGTATTCTCTACGGGTTTTAGTCGGCGGTGAGGGTCACGGCTCTTGCCGTGCCAGCCGTGCACGTTGTCCGTGATAAGGTGGCGCGTAACCTTGAGACGACCTTCTTCCTCTTGCGTCTTGCGGACTAGGCAGAACACATGATCGTACAGAGCGGGTGCCAACTTCTGCACCTTCTTCTGGACCAACATGGGCCAATATTGCGTCACCCCATTATCGTCGTTTTCTTCGGCAGCGAGGCACGTGATAAGTACGTTCGTATCAAGGTCACGTATCCACTTGAGCGCAGCCGTGATCTTACGTTCGTACGCGCCCCATTTTTCAAAGCCGTTAGCCGAACCCTCGAACTCTTTCTCTACGTCAGCAAAGCACCGCTGAGATAGTTCGGTAGCACTGTCGAGGGCGATCCATTTATAGCCCTTCGCTTTGAACGCATCACTGGACACGTACTTAACGAGATCCATGAACGTGTACTTGCCAGCTTTGTTCGGCCTGTCGAACGAGCCAAACGGCAGATAGTCGATTGGCAAATGCGAGATAGATGACAAGCCACTCTCGCCGGACAACACCAGCCCCGCACCATATGTTTCGTAGAAATCTGCGATAGCTGTGGTCTTGCCGCTGCCTTGATGACCCACGAGCATAACCTTGGCGGCTTGCTTTACGGTGCTGTCGTTTGTTTGAAAAGGTTCGATGTTCATTTGTTCACCTTGAATGTGGGCGTACCCATTTTTATTGTCAGAGCGCGGCGAACCAGCTTACGTGCCGAAGCCTCGGCCTTCTCTAATTTTTTGCGGTCAATCTTACGGTCGTTCATAACGTAGTCTGGATTGTTTGAGTTGTCTTTCCACATATCGTTCAGCATATCCTTGTCCCATTCCCACTTCTCTGGGATTTTGACCGTCAATGTACCTTTAATATGTTCGAGGGTTATCTCATGTTCACCAATCTCAACGGGCAATTCAGCCAAGACAGCAGCCTTCGCCGCTGTGACAACGGCTTTGTGTTGATCCAACAAATCAAGAGAATACGCTAGATGTGTAGACGCTGTTTGTAACTTCTGATTGGGCGGGGGCTGTTGGTCTTTCGGGGTGCTAAACATTTCTTCGTCCAGCCCTTCCACGAATTGATCCACGTTCGGGGTAAAGTATTTCATGTTGATCCTTGACGTTTTAGGTTGTGTATTTAGCCATCGTAAGTTATCTATTGCTGATACGCAAGGAGAAAATGAAATGAACTTCGATATATCGAGTTTGATTACAGATTGCGGCGGGTCGAGACGGCTGGCTGATGATCTGAACGTCAGCTACAACGTACCTTACGGCTGGCTAAGACGGTCATTCATTTCTTCCACTTACCTATCAGCAATCAAAGAGGTTCACCCGAACCTCGACCTTAATATTTATTTCGTGGGAGAGACGAATGGAGACGAGCGCACTTAACGCAGCACTTGAATACTTGGATCGGGGATGGGCTTGCATACCCGTCAACCCAGAGACGGGCGTATGTCCGTTTGCTTGGGGGTACATCGCAGATAAACAGCAGCTACCCAGCGAAGATGACATATACGAATGGTTCGGCGAACTGTACCCGAACTATAATGTTGCTATCATCACTGGCCCCGTATCCAACCTCGTTGTGGTCGATTGCGACAATGCCAATGCCGTAAAGGAAGCGGAGAAGCTGGGCCTCACCCGAACCCCAATCGTGGTCGAGACCAAGAAAGGCTTCCACTTTTACTTCGCCTTCCCCAAGAACGAAGGGTGGATCAAGTCGCATGTCGGAGCGAACTGTGACGGTCGTGAATGGCCCTCTGTCGCTGGGCTAGATTTGCGTGGGAGCAAAGGCATAGCCTACGCGCCACCATCTGTTGGGAAAAGCTGGCGGCTGATGCAGGGAGCAGACTTCGATGACATCCCTGTGTACGTTCGACCGAAGCTGGCGCAACCAGAACAGAACGTCGTGAACCTCAACGAGTTTCGATTGGAGCAGGTATCCTTGGCTGGCGTACGTCCAGAAGGACATGGCGTTTGGGAGAGAACAGCGGCAGACGTTGATCGGCTCGGCAGGAAGATCGACGCTGGCGATGGGTGCCACGCCCGTCTGGTGTCGCTAGTCGGGGAATGTTTCGCCCAAGGTTTAGATGAACAGGCGATACATACACGTGTGCATGAGTACATGGATACGTTCATGCTCAACCCCTTCGATGATAAGAAAGTGCTCTCAACTATAGATGACATCAGTAAGTCCGACCAACGCAATCACCCTGACCGTGACAATCCTGTGCCTGTAGCCAAAGAGGACATAGAGCCAGAGAAGGATCGTAGGCCACGTGTCATAACGACGAAGGACATCGAGCGGCTGGAAGACGAACTCGGCACCGTCGAATACTTCGTAGAGCCGTTCATACCTACATCCGGCACGATCTTTCAGATACACGGGTTCAGTGGACACGGTAAGAGTACGTTCGCTCGTCACCTGTTGTACGCATGTGCCGCTGGCAATGATCGCTTCGGTCCCTTCCAGTTCTACAATCGCCCTCGTGTCCTGTACTGCGATTTCGAAAACTCGCGCAGCAACGTGGTGAAATTTTTGACGCAAGCCAAGCACAGCTACGGGGATGCCTCACAAAATTTTATGCTCTGGTGTCCGTTCGACAACGAAGAAATGATGAACCTCAAGTCGGCTAAAGGGCTGGCTACGTTTGAGTATCTGGTGAAGTCGCATCGCCCCAACATTGTGATCATTGACACAGTACGAAGCGCGTTCCCCTCGATGGCGGAGAACTCCGCTGATGATTGGTCACACATCAACCAGCTATGCCTGTCGCTACGAAATGGTGGTATAAGCGTCGGCCTACTCCACCACTCGAACAAGCCGAGTGATGGGGCTGGGTCGGCTGGGCGTGAGGCTGGATCGACTAACCAGCTAACCGTGTTGGAGACACAGCTAAAGGTCACTCAAGTGTTCGAAGATCAGGCAACCGCACAAGTACGCGCTGGCCTATGGGATGGCGACATCATCAATACACCGATGGCGGTGATGGGATCGCCTCAAGCCCTCAAGGCAGGGGAGCGTTTGGATATGATGTTCGAAGTGAGATATGGGAAGGTGCGCGAAATGACGGACGTACATATGCCGTTCTACCACATTGGCATGGGGTCCAACTACGCGGCGGGAACTGTTCGTCCTATCTCAGCGAAGACGCCCAAGCAGAGAGCCATGATGTACGCGCAAGAGTGGGAAGATAACACGGGCGTTATGCGTACGGCCCTGTCTGATTTTGAAATCAGCCAACGCATCAATCAGCCAGTACATATGGTGAAGGAATGGACGGAAGCGTTACGCGCAACTAACCATGCGTCCCGCCTCGCCGAAGCTAAATCCAACAGATAAAAAAACCCTCGGCTGGTGGGGGCCGAGGGTTTGCTTCCACTCAACACGAGGGAGGAAGCCGAGATCGTGGAAGCTATGATTAAAGTATCCGAAGGCGTTTACGCAGTCAACTATTTTGACAACTATTACACGTCACAAAAACCGTTAAACTCCGTGCGCCGTACTACGCTGGTCGCTTATCGTCTCCGTTCCTTCAGACTAACTAACCTTTGTTGGTTAGTAAGTCTTCGTCACTCGACTGTACTCGACGGAGTTTAACGTCTTTGCCAAAAATGTCAATAGCCTTAGTTGTCTATCCGCATATCTTTTGATATGTATTTTAAAACAGCAAGGCGACGGTATGGCAAAGAGACTACGGCTAACCGAGGGTGAGCAGATGTGGTTAGAGGATAACCACGAACGCTTCACGCACGCGCAGCTATCCGAGAGATACGGTGTGTGCGTAGATACTGTTCGTAGGATGTTAATGCGGATGGAATTACAATATTTTCCGGGCGCTAAATACCAACACCGCCAACGTCCGGCGAAGTGGACTAGGCCGTGCACAGTATGCGGAAGCAAAAAGCCAAGACCAATCAATCAGTACAGGTGCGCAAGCTGCCACGAACGTGAAGAAGCAATCGACCGAATGGTGGACGACGACGAACGAGATACGAAGGTATCGCTGTTCAAACTACCACCCTTCCTAACTGACTTGATGAAGGAG